AGGTTACAAGATCGTTTTTATTACAAATTGTTACATTTATTACACTTCAAATAACACATTAACACATACGAGATTTTATTTTTTCAAATTTGATTTGGTTGTGAAAATCCCTTATATTAGTTTTCATGGGAAATAAATCGAAACTTACTGCAAGACAAATAGAGTTTGCTAAACATTATGTCGAGGGGATTTATTCTGCAAGACAATGTGCAATCAAAAGTGGATATACTGAAGATAGTGCAAGACATCATGCATCTAAATTATTAAATGGAAAAGACTTTCCATTAGTTACTGAATATATAACAGAACTTCGAGATGAAAGAGAACGAAGATATGGAGTAACTTTAATTGGTCAATTGAAAAGATTATCTGAACTATCACATAAAGCAGAAGAAGAGGGACAATTTTCTGCATCAATAAATGCAGAAAAAACAAGATCTGCATTAGGTGGTTTAACAGTTGATCGAAGAGAACAAAATCATATCCATCAATTAGATAAACTTAGTCGAGAAGAAATTGTTGCAAGACTAAATCAAATTAGATCAGAATATCCTCATGCATTTATTGATGGTAATTTTAAGAAAGTAGAAGATGTCAGAGAAGAACCTTTGGTTGCTATTGAAGAAAAATCTACCTCCAAAAACACATTATCAAAGAATTGAAAATAGAGTTTCAAATGGGATGTGTGATACATTTTTGTGTCATAATGGTAGATCTGTGTTTATTGAATTAAAAACAACAAAAAACAACAGTATCCTACTCCAAAAGTCGCAGATTGCTTGGAATATGTCACTTTTTTACTCAAAAGGGTTGTCTTTTTTCTTGGTCAAGCACCTCTTGACCTCCGACCTATTTTTATTTGGAGGTGGTCAAGCCATTGAATTAGTTGAAAAAGGCTTACTTGCCAAGTGTCAATTGAAGACGAAAGATATTAAAAAAATCCTGGGGAATGTTCTTGGCAGCAGTTAACATGTTAACTAATCTTGCGTCTTGCGATTTGTGACCGTTTGTTTTTGCCCATGATCCATTGTCTTGCGTCTTGCGATTTGTGACCGTTTATATTGTAAATAAAAAAAGAGCCTAGAGGGAGGATTTCTAGGCTCTCAGATTTTGATAAGTGAGCTATCCCGATTAGCTCACTCATTATTTAACATGTTAAATTGTTAATGTAAAGGATATGAAACATTTTTAACTTTTTTGTTAAAACAAGCCTCACAATCTAAACACTTTCCATCTTGTTTATAAGCAATACATTCTAGACCAAAAGCTTTTTTATCTTTATGAACTGTTGATGTATTTTCAAAACCTTTTAATGGTTCTTGATCAATGTTTGGTGAACTAATTCTTAAGCAAACATTGTTAGGCAGCTTTTGAATTTTTAAAACTTCACGCCAGATTTTAACTTCCTTGGATGGTATCCAATGTTTAACTTCTGGTGTTAGTCTACAAATTTCTAAAATGTTTAATGCCATTAAAACGCTTTGAACATCCCCACTATCAAACCATCTAAATTTCTTTTTTCTTAAAGATGATAATAACCAAACCATAATTGGAATAAAGTTTGGACTGTTAAAGAATTCCATACGTCTTGCCATTGCATCTTGAACAACTGGGAATTGATAACATCCAGTTAAAGCATAACATTTATAACAAACTGAACCTTCTTTTTTAGAAAGTATAGATCCAGTTATACATTTTTTAGCATTCAAAGAAATTGATTTACATCCTAACTTTGAAGTATTTGAGAGCATCTTTCTATAAAATGCTCTCTCATTTTTATCTAAATTAATCATTATTTCCAAACCTTTTCTTTTCTTGAATAAGTTTCTTTGATTAGATCAAAAGCTTTACGTCCAAACTTTTTAAGGTAAGTTTCTTTACTTGGCATTTTTTCATATGTCTTTTCTTGATATGATAAAACGTCTTTTTTTACGGCATCAAATAAAATATCTTTTTCTATTTCATTTAATTTAGATTTAAGACTAGCAATATTTTCATAAGTAAATTTAACTTGCCTTTTATGGTTTTTAGTTTTTAGTAAATTAATAAGTAAATCAATTTTAGTTGCAATTTCTACAACAGAATAATTAATTTCTTGATTAGTAATATTTATTTTATTTGTTTTCATTTTTTTATCCTCTCTAATAAATATAACTATTTATAACATTTTTTTACAACTATTAAAAGAAAAATAAACATAACATGTTAACTATTAACATGTTAACAATCGCCTTGACTACGGTCGCTCGACCTACGGTCTCGCTTTAGATACGGTCACGACCTACGGTCGTGGTTAATATACGGTCTTTGCAGCAAAAAAAAATGGGAGCCAAAAGCTCCCATTCTTCGAGGATAAACCAATTATTTAAATTGTTTTATAATCTCAATTATTGTGTAGTTGATTGTTAATAATGCAATTGGAAATAATAACAATGCACCATTTGGAACCAATCCATATATTTCGTTAAATGTTAGCACCAGTAAAATTACTGATGCTATTAACATTATCATTAAAGCGATACCTCTTAACATTATGCTACCTCCTTATCTTTTGTTTCAGTTTGATCTAATTCTAAAAGATATTCGCTTGATACCTTGGATAATGAAAAAGCTTTAAAGATTGCTTTCTTATCTTCTTTTAAAACTTCTAACCAATTATTTAAATATCTGCCATGGTTAGGTGTAGGTGCTTTTGTTACTCCAAGATGAGAACATAAAAAAGCAGATCCAATTTCTGCAACTAATTCCTCCATTGCATATGCTTTAGATCCAAATCTATTTTTAAGATCTCTATTACATCTTGAAGTATGACCAGACCAATGCGTCAATTCATGCAATAATGTAGAATAATAATATTGCTCTTTTGTATTCTCTTTGTCGCCTTTAAAATCTTCTTTTGGAGGCATTCCAATATAATCACCATTTGGAGAATAAAAAGCTTTATTATTAATTTGAATATCTGCTTTTGTATTTTCAACAAATGTATCAGTCTTAAAATGTGCCTTCCAATCGTCAATTTCTTTTGTTTCAGTTTCTTTTGTTTCGTATCCTTCAACTTGATCGGCATTGAATACAACAAAATATTTTAAAAAAGGTATCTTAACTTTTTCATCTTTATTAGTTTTATCTTCATATTCTTTAATATTCCAATAAAGTATTTCTGTACCTTTTGAACCTTTTTTAATTTTTGCTCCAAGATTTTTCCATTGGTTAAATGTTGCCCATTCATTAGATTTAAAACCATTTTTATGAACAGATAAACCAATTGAAAAGCAATTCATTCCTTGGTATGGCTTTTTGCTTATTACATTATGATGACCATTTAAGATTGTTGTAGTAAATGGCTTTGACCAATTCATGTTATTATTCTCCATTTGTTTAATGACTTGGTCTGTAAAATCTTGATAAAGATCTTTTTTAATTTTAACTTTCATTTTATTATCCTCTCGTTAAGTTATAATTAATTATTACATTAAATTGGAAACAATTGCAACAATTATTAACTTAACATGTTAACTATTGGGGTAACTTATGCAATTTCTATATATATTTAACATGTTAACGATCCCCCTCCCCCCTAAATGTGACCGTACATGTGTCTACATGTATAGTATTATGTTAGCTTGATAAATTCATTGAAATATATTATCGTTTGGAAATGTACAATGAACAGTGGACGCATATCATTTTAGGAGTGTGGGGTTACGCATTCTTATGTGGTTATTTTTTGGGATAAATGAATCTAGACGCACTGCCTAAAGAGGTGTTACAAGAACTTCTTGGACTTGAGGAGCAAAAGAAAAAACTTGAAACTCGTGAATTAGCGAGGGATAAGTTTATGGCTTATGCTAAACATGTCTATGAGGGTTTTATTGAAGGACGGCATCACAGAATAATTGCTGAGAAGCTAGAAGCCATTGCCAACGGAAAATTAAAAAGATTAATTATCAATATGCCGCCAAGACATTCGAAGTCAGAACTTGCATCTTATCTCATGCCTTCGTGGTTTTTAGGAAGAAACCCTAAATTAAAAATTATACAAGCTACCATGAACACGGAACTTGCGGTAAGATTTGGTAGAAAGGTTCGTGACCTCATCGCTGATCCTATCTATAGTGATGTTTTTCCAGGCACGGATCTGAAACAGGACAGCCAGGCGGCTGGAAGATGGGAAACGAGCCGTGGCGGGGAGTATTTTGCAGCAGGGGTGGGAGCCGCAATGACGGGTCGTGGTGCAGATTTGTTAATCATTGATGATCCACATTCTGAGCAAGACGCTATGTCTTCAACAGCGTATGACAATACATACGAGTGGTACACTTCTGGACCACGACAAAGATTACAACCTGGGGGAACCATCATCATTGTGCAAACAAGATGGTCAAAGAAAGACCTCACGGGAAGATTAATTACAGATCAAGCAAAAGATGCTATGGCAGATCAATGGGAAGTGGTCGAGTTTCCAGCGATACTTCCTAATGATAAACCTTTATGGCCCGAATTTTGGAATGCAGATGAATTGTTAAAGGTCAAGGCTTCACTGTCCATTGGCAAGTGGAATGCACAATGGCAGCAGAATCCAACCAGTGAAGAAGTTGCCATGGTCAAGCGTGATTGGTGGCAGTTATGGGAACGAGAGGATACACCAAGACTTGATTACATAATTCAAAGTTACGATACGGCTTACAGTAAAAAAGAAACAGCAGACTATAGCGCCATAACCACATGGGGTATTTTTGAGCCGAAGGAAGATGGCGAACAACATATTATTTTATTAGATGCGACAAAGGGAAGATGGAACTTTCCAGAGTTGAAGTCGATAGCAATAGAGCAAAACGAATATTGGGAACCCGACATGATGCTTATTGAGGCGAAGGGATCGGGTCAACCTTTGGCAGATGAGATGAGAATGATTAACTTGCCTGTGGTTACTTTTAGTCCTGGAAGACGTAAAGGGGGTAACTTGGATAAGGTTACAAGGATGCATATGGTATCTCCTATTTTCGAATCTGGAAAAGTGTGGTATCCTAATTCAAAGTTTGCAGATGAAGTTATAGAAGAAGTAGCTTCGTTTCCAAATGGAGATCATGATGACTATTGTGATAGTATGACGATGGCTATTATGAGATTCAGACAAGGTGGTTTTATATCACTAAAAGGTGAGGATGAGCCAGAAGATTGGTTTCCTCGAAGATCAAGAGAATATTATTAAGGAGTAAACTATGGTTATGGGAATTAAAAGAGAAGGAAAAGAAGTACCTTCTTATAGAGAAAAAAGAAAAAAAGTTCTAGAGGAACAAAAGAAAAGAAATAAACCAAAAGTATTTGGTACAAAAGCAGGTACTTTAGGTGTGAGTTCCCTAAGTCAAGTAGCCGATAAACTAGGAATAAAATTAAAATCATTAGAGGAATCTAACCCTAGTATAAAAGATTTAAACAAAATAGGAAAAGATCAAAAGATTAATTTACCAATTAGGAAGAAAACTTTTGTAGAGAGAAATATCTTAGGTAAAAAAACTGCTCCTCCATCTGTAACTGTAAAAGATAAAAAAGAAACTGAAGGCTTTAGAGTTGGTAAAACTCCTTTGAAAGATTTTACATTTAAAGGAGACGCAAAAGGAAGAGTGTATGAAGGAATGACAAAAAAAGACATGTCAAAGATAACTCTTAAAAAAGCTATGGGTGGAGTGATGAAGAACCGTGGGGGAACTTTCAAAGGCACTTTCTAATGAATAGACTTTTTAAAATCAGAAGAAAACTAAACAAGAAGCCGACCAGAAAAGTAAGAATAGTCAAGAACAGATTTTCTGATATACTGGCTCCAGGCAAAAAAAGAACTACGAGGATTACATAATGGCAGAACGAGAAATAGCAGGAATGGTCGAAAAGGCAATGGGCGCTGGTGGAGATGTCATGCCAGAGGAAGATAGTTTAGATATCGAACTACCATCAACCATGGAAGAACTACCAGAGGGAGTTGAACTTGCTACAGAAGAAACTGTAGAAGTTGTAGCAGAGCCTTATGATCATGATGCTAATTTAGCAGAAGTCTTAGATGATTCTGTTTTAGGCTCGTTGTCTTCAGATTTACAATCAAAAGTTAGAGAGGACATGGAGTCAAGAGCCGACTGGGAAGAAGCCATTGCCAAGGGACTTAATCTACTAGGGATTAATTACGAAGATAGAAGTGATCCTTTTCTTGGTGCAAGTGGGGTAACTCATCCATTATTGGCAGAGGCAACATCACAGTTTCAGTCCCAGGCTTATAAAGAGATGCTACCAAGTGGAGGACCTGTCAAGACTCAGATACTTGGTGTACCGACACAACAAACAGAAGATCAAGCTCAAAGAGTAAAAGATTTCATGAATTATCAAATCATGGAAGTCATGGAAGAGTACGACCCAGACACAGATCAGATGTTATTTTATTTGCCATTGACTGGCTCTACTTTTAAAAAAGTTTACTTTGATCCAACAAAACAAAGAGCCGTATCAAAGTTTGTTCCAGCAGAAGATTTAGTTGTTCCATACTCTGCGTCAGATTTAATGACGGCTGAGAGGGTTACACATGTAGTTAAAATGTCATATAATGATATTCGTAAACTACAAGTAGCAGGAGTATATAAAGATGTGGAGTTATCTACTACAGATTCTGGAGAAGATGAAGGCAGTATCCAAGAAACTTCTAATGAGTTGCAAGGACTACACCCAAACTATTCTGATGATGTGTATACTTTATTGGAAGTCCATGTTGACCTCGACTTGGAGGGTTTTGAGGATCCGAATGGCATTATGTTGCCGTACATTGTCACGATCGATCAAAATTCGAACCAAGTTTTGTCGGTGGTTAGGAACTTTAGGGAACAAGATCCGTTAAGACGTAAGAGACAATACTTCGTACATTTCAAGTTTTTACCAGGTTTTGGTTTTTATGGATTCGGATTACTACATACAATTGGTGGATTGTCTCGTGCAGCCACCTCAATATTAAGGCAGTTAATAGATGCAGGTACTTTATCAAATCTTCCAGCAGGTTTCAAAGCGAGGGGTGTTCGTATTCGTAATGATGACGAGCCTCTTAATCCTGGTGAGTTCAGAGACATCGATGTCCCAGGTGGGGATCTCAAAAATTCAATCATCCCATTGCCATACAAGGAGCCATCTGGCACATTAGCACAATTATTAGGAGTTGTTGTAGATTCTGGTAGACGTTTTGCTCAAGTTGCAGACGCAAAAATATCAGATGTCAACTCACAAGCACCCGTTGGTACAACTGTTGCGTTGATTGAACAAGGTTCAAAGATTATTTCAAGCATACATAAGCGTTTACATTACGGACAAAAGCAAGAGTTCAGAATGTTGGCAGAGATTTTTTCAGAGAATCCAGTGCCATATCCTTATTTTGTAGGTAATATTGCACCAGAAGTGATGCAACAAGACTTTGATGGTCGAGTTGATATTCTTCCAGTGAGTGATCCAAGCATTTTTTCTATGGCACAACGCTTATCTTTGGCTCAAACACAGTTACAAATGGCACAACAAGCTCCACAGATACACAATCAGTACGAAGCTTTTAGGAGAATGTACGATGCACTCGATATTAAAAATATCGAGGCGATTTTACCTCCTCCACAGCCACCACAACCTATAGATCCAGCGTCAGAAAACGCTAATTCTATTAAGGCAGCGCCACTTCAAGTGTTTCCAGATCAAGATCATGAGGCACATGTCCGTGCTCATGTGGCATTTTTGGCAACTCCAGCGTCACAAGTTAATCCACAAGGATTTGCATTGCTTCAAGCACATGTTCAAGAGCATGTTGG